GGTACTGCTTCGATTCAGGAGAGAAAAAAGCGTTTCCGTAGTTGCTCATTTCTGAATGTTTTTGGGGTTAAACTTTACTGGGAATCCTGCGGAAGTTTTCCCGACTCCTGCAGGCGCTTCTTCTCGGAACTCCAGTCAAGCGTCCCTTCATCATCCTCTTTCGGGGGGTCAGCCTGGAACGGCTTGCTGGTGTCAACACCGAGACGAGAAACTGTTTTGTTGAAATAGCCGGTGGCCTTCTCGACGAGTTCATCGGAGGTCATCTTGCTACCTGTCGCCTCGTTCAACTCGACCGCTCTCTCCCAAGCATCGCTAGCCTGGTCCTTGTACTTCTTGGCGTAGTCGCCAGCAAAGAACTTCGTCTGCGCGTTAGAGAGTGCTTCCTTTGCCGAACCGGCATGTTCAAGGGCTTCGATTTTCTCCTGCAGGGGCTTGAGCCCTGCAGCGATTCCATCGGCGATAAGTTTCGCGATGTTATCCGGCTTCGGGTCGTCGGCATCGTCGTCGTCCTTGTTCTCAAACTTCTTCAGTTTCTCTTGCAGTTCCGCAATCTTGGCATTGGCCGTTTCCAACGTGCGACCCTGGTCAGCAGTACCCTGAAGGCCTTTGAGGAGATCCTCGGCCTTTTCAACGAAAGCCGGGATGTCTTCTTCGTTTGCTACATAAGTTTCACCGAGTGCGGCAACCCTTGCGTAGGCTTTTTTGTCGGTCAGCCCTAACTTATCCTTATAAGCCAGTTCCAACGCGTCTTGGATTTTTTTCTTCATAAAAATATTAAGAGTTGATTCTTTGCCACAAAAATAAACACTCAATTTGAATTTTGCAAAAAATGGCATTAAATTTGCAAGCAAATGCTCCCCTTATGTTTCGTATTATCAATAAAGACGCGAAGTTACCACCACTCTATGAACATGTAGAGAGAAAGAAAGCTACGGTCAGAGATAAGGGTTGGGATAAAGTAGGCGATTTTATCTTAAGAGACAAAATAGACTTAATCCCACAGGAGGGTCTTCAGGAAAATTTATGCCGCTGTGAATCGAATTTGATTTTTGTCGTTGGAGAGGCTACTTCCGGCAAAACCTACGGCATGATGCTAAAGGGGCTAAACGGAATCGGCAAGATAGGGTACACCGGTCGTCTTATAAATGTAAGAAAGCTGGATTCCGCCAAGGGTACATCTATGTTTCGAGATGCATCGGAAGTCTGGGGAAATTTCTCGAACTGCGATGTCACAACGGGGGAACTCCCAACGTTCGCTTGGAAAAAATGGAACAACGCTATCCAGATGATCCATGCGAATTTCAATCCAGAGAATCCGAAGGAGTGGGACGATTTTCAGGAATACATTAAGAAACAACAAAGCTCATACATCTGTATTGACGAAGCGACTGCAATTGAGCAGTTCCGAATGTTCGCATACATCTTTTCGCGAAACAGGGACAGTTCCGGTATGATACCGTCAATGGTCCTGGCTTTTAACTTCAAACATGAGCACTGGACAACAAGATTTCTTGTGACTGCTGGATATATCGGCCCAGACTGGTATTTAATTCCGTCAATGGTCGGCAAGACGCGATATTTCTATATCCAAGGTAATGACCCAGAAAAGGTTGTATGGGGAGACACTCGTGAAGAAGTAGTAAACGCAGCAAATATTAGAATCAATGATGAAGATAGAGCTGCAGGATTGACCGAGGCTGATATGGTAAAATCCTTTACGCTTTTCACAGGTCACGCTTCCGGAAACAGGAAACTTGTAGAGGCCACAGGCGGTCAATCTGTTGCCAACCTCCACGCTGTTGGTGAAGACCAACGTCGCGTTTTGGCCGAAGGATACGCCGGCCCATTGGATAGCGATGACATTCTCGTCACACAACAAATGATGCGTGATTTGGAAACAAATCCCCAGGATAATGACGAGATGTTATATGCGACAATGGATGTTTCTGGAGGAAACCCAGATTCCGATGATAACCCCATGATTATATGGAAAGGGCACACAATAATAGATATACGATTTTTCCGTGGTGATCCAAAAGAACTCGTTGAATGGATTGACAATATCCTCACACAATATGGAATACGGCCCGAGAACTTTGCGTTTGACGCTACTGGTCTCGGAAACTATCTCAAGGCGTATACAAAAGGATATCCTATAACTGCGAATAAGACTCCAATTCAAGAATATGACGAAAACGGGAATCAGGTTCTTATGGAGCAGTATTTCAATGTCCGCTCTCAGTTAATGGGGAAACTGGAGGTTGCGATAAGAACAGGCAAGATCTCTACCACCCTTGACCTTAATATGAGAATCCCATATGGAAAGAAAGGCGAAACACGGAAATTAATCGAGGTCCTATATAATGAATTGAACACATTTAGGACTCAACAAAAGAACAAACGCATTTACTACCGTAGCAAGGATGAGTATCGAGCAAAATTCCACGCCTCACCGAACATCATCGATACAATGTATTTGCGTATGGTCTGGGATCTCGACGCCCGTCCCAAGAAACAGCCGTCCCCGGAGATAGAGGAGGACGCATATGATGGATTATATTACGACTTTGGTGCCGGACGCGGTACTTTTGTGTTGGACAATTAAAATAAAATCGCGATTTTTGACCTATGAATGTAAGTGACTACATTGATTTAACAAAGAAGAAGCCGTGGCGCAGACGTGTAGTCAGTCGCGGTACTGCCACCCATCCCGGGGTCGGGAGTGAATATAGGATAATGACCCAGGATGATTTCCTTAACGAAGTCAACACGGCAGCACATGCCATTAACTCACCGATGATGTCGAGGCGTCCCATCTATGGCCCCACGGGCAAGAAAGACAAAAACGGAAAGGAAATCTGGGGCATTGTAGACTGGGATTTCGTCGAATCCACGCCCTCCGGCATCCAAGAGAGCATTATTGGGAGGAAGATTTCGCATTTTGCTGCGGACGGATTCTGGACATCGTCTGAAACCGATGACGAGGAGAGATTTAACACTCTTATGTCTTGGGCGGATACGGTCGGACTCAAGACGGGATTTCTCGAGGTGATAAAGTCCGCGATGCGCACTGGCGACGGCGCCATCTACATATATCAGACCAGCGATGAGGATGACCCCATTCAGTATGAGGTCTACGGCTACGAAGAGGGATCAATTCTCTTCCCTCGAGTTGAGTTCAACGGCAACAAGTCTATTGCCAGAAAATACAAGTTCAATGGGCACGACGCTGTCGACATCTTCTCGGCTAGCAGAATCGAGACTTGGATGATGCTTGACGAGAACATGGAGGACTATCGTTCCTTCGTCCCAGAGGACACAACCCCGGAAAAGAGCGAAGACGGCTACACACTCGTACGCAGCAAGGTCGGCCAAGCAGGGAATCTCTGCCAGTGCATCTATTTCCGCTTTGACGACATCCCTACCGGCCCCGCTCAGGAGCAGATTGAGAAACTCGAGAACGCAAAGACATACGTCGGAGAGCATCTCAAGGGTTCATCTATGCCTATTCTCTTTGTGAAGTCGGAGAAGATGACTAGCCTTCCCCCGTCACGGCTTGCAAATAAAATTCTGGGTGTAAAAGGCACTGCTGACAGTCTTGCTCATGCAGACGCTAAGTATCTTGCACCACCGGATGCCAGCAATATCGCTACCCTCCATATTGAGGGTTTGGAAGACGATATCAGAGATGCCTGCATGTCCGTCAAAATCGATCCCGAGATTATCAAGCAGGGAAGCGACTCCAGCGCTACGATGAAAATTCTCTACGCACCTGAAGTACAGTGGGCTCAGATTCACTGGCCGGAGGTCTTCAAGTCCGTCAAGCAACTCATGCTAGTCTTTAAGGCTCTGGTCGGCAAGGTTGAAGGAGAACCGGCAGAGTACGCCAAAATGCGCATTTCCGTAGGACAAGAGGTCTGGATCCCTCAGAATGAAGCCGAAGCCCTTAAGATGGAACTCGATTCCGTCTATGGTCGCATCAAGTCCCGCAAGGCCGCGATGGAGGATGCTGGTAATAGCCATAAGGGAGACTATGAGCGGATTCAGCAAGAATGGGAAGAGGAACTCCGGATGAAGGCCGAAGAGCCCGCAAAAGCTAAGGCTAAATATGGCGTTGATACGGGTTCGCAAGAAGATCCCATAGACAACCCAGCCAAGGTAGACAATAACGCCCCAGGCAAGTCCATCCAGAACTAAATAAATTGAGCGCCTCTTTCGGGGCGCTCGTTTTATAATCGCTTCTGGGTCGCGGATTAAATAGGTTCGTCTGATCCTGTCGTGGTTATTGTGGTTGGTTGGTCTACTTTCCAATCGAAGCAATTAACATTGTGATACCACTTGTTGTTATATTCTCGGCTAGTAACATCGTAGGCAAACTTCCCTCTTTGCCCAACAGATAAAGAAGCGAACTCTTCTGCACGATTTGTTCGGCACTCGAGCATCAGCTTGTTATTAAATCTGCCATTTTCGTATTCGATAACAATCTTTGCGGTCGCCCAAGGACCGCGTTGTCCCATTCCCCGCTCTATCGGGAGGACTTGGACTATACGCCCTTCAACTTCATTTTTCATCTCTGTGTTTCTAAAATATAAGTAAAAAATCAATCATCAATAGAAACCTCGTACCTCATAAGCGCCATGTATACTTTCTCTGAGATTTTTCTTTCGGCAAAATACTCTTGCGCAAGACTTTTAATATATTCCTCTTTATGAGTTTTATAAGCTATGAACGCATCTTTTTCAGAGTCAAACAGCCCTAGGCGCTTAAAATGATTTCGAATCGAAAATCCGGCGGCATATTTCTCCCCACATTTATAAACTCCAATTGGGAATTCT